AATTGCAGTTTGAATTGTTCCTTTCACGAATGCATTCACATCATTCAATTTCACATAATGAACCGCACGTGCTTCTGCAAGTATTGTCACCATGTTTCTTTGGAAGTCATCATTCACATAACCAACCTGAACATTCACGTTTTCACGAATACGCAAGTTTGATTTTGTCATGTCACCAACAAGGAAATCACCAGCAGTCATGTAAGTTGTTGAAACAACAATCAAGTTTGCAACACGAAGTTCATTGTTTTGTGATGGATAGAAAATCGGCATTGTGTATTCACCACCAGTTGCTTTTGTCAATTGCATTCTTGCAACATCAACTGGATGCAACACCACGTGTGTTGGTGTGAATTTTGCAGTTTCAATTTGTGAAATTGCAACACGAATCACATCAAGAATGTTTGCAACTGGAATTGTGTTCGCAAAAGTACCAGCTGAAAATAATGGTGCAAAAGAAAGAATTCCTTCCAAATCAGTTCCACCAGCACCATTCAAGATTGACCTGTCAAGTGCAGAAAGAACACCTTGAACCAGATCAGTGTTGATTTCATTTTGTACGAATGATAAATCAGACAACATTTCTTTTGAAACCTTCACAGTTCCAGCAACCTTTTTTACTTGCTTTGAAACTTCCGTATATTTCACTTCGTATTCAGTCTTCGTAACTGCTTCACCAGTCCATGCAGATTGTGGTTGTGCAGTTTGCTGAATATATGTCACGTACATTGAATTTGTTGTTCCACGATTCACTGCAAATTGCAACAAGTTTGCTTGTCTTGCAATTCTATTGACATCAGTGTCAAGTTCAGACAATGCACGTGTTCCAAGATAGTCACCAGCAATTGTTGTGTCTGCTTTCACTTCAAGGTCAACACTTTTTCCAGCTTTCAAACCTTCAAGATTCAATTCAATTGACTTGATAATTTGTTCACTGAAACCAAGTGGTTTTGCAACATTCTTGAATGCTTTTTCACCCATTGCTTCAAGTTTTCCTTCCATCTTTGCAATTGCTTTTTCGATGTCATTGCTTTTTGCTTCAAGACTTTTCAATCCATCAACATCACTTTTCAATGCAGTCACTTCTTCTGATGTGACCATTGAAGTCATTTTTTCTGAAATCAAGTTGTTCAATTTTTCGACAACTTGTTCTGGTGTTAAATTTTCCATTTTTTTTGGATGTTTTTTTTTAATTAATACTATTTCAAACTATTCACTACAAATGACCAATCAAATTCTGGTTTATTCGACTTGATGACTTCTGAATGACCTTTCACAATCGGTTCAGATTCTGCAAGTGAAACCAATTGCTGGTTCAAATATTTTATTTTCATTTCTATTTCAAACAATCGGTCATCAGTTCCCTTTCCATTGACCAATGATTTGACAAGAAGGTCAATTTCTGATGACAATTTCTTTGCAAAATCAACTTTTTCTTCTGACTTCATGACCTGAACAACATTGGTGAATTCATTTGCACCAAAAGTGACTGCACTTCCTTCCCACAACATGACTTCTTTAATGTCATAGAAACCACCAGATGGAAGTGTTGAATCTTCAATGAATTTCATTTTATCTGCAATGTACTTGAAACCAATGGAATGTTCACGAATGATTCCTTCTTCATAGTCCTTCCATGCATCTTCACCAAGTGATGATGTTCCAAGTTGTGCAACTGCAAAAAGACCGATTTCATCTTCACCAAGTTGATTGAACTTTCCGATTTGTTTTGTCCAGTCATGGTGACGCAAGAAAGCAATTTTTCTGTTCGATGATGAATTCACACCATGTTCTTGAATTGATTTTGTGAATGCACCTTTTCTGATGATGTCAGAATCAGAATCAAGAATGTCAAATTTTGACAAATATATTGCAACTTCACGTTTTGAAGAATCCATGTCTTTGACTTCGAATGCTTCTTTTGTTGAATAAAGTTGATTTTGTTTCATGTTTACAAAGTTAGTGTTTTTTATATTCCAAGCAATTGCTTCATTTCATCTGATGTGATGTCAATTCCAAGAACCGACAATTTTTCAAGTGTTTCTGCTTTCAATTTCATCGTTGTTGCAACTGCAACTTCATCATCTTTCATCACTGGAAGGTGGTCAAATTGTGCAATCAGTGTCAATCCTTCATCAGTCAATCCAATTTGTTGACCGATTGCATCATACATTTGTTGTGTTTCTGGAATGATGGTGTCTTGATATGTCATTCGAATTGAATCACGAACATTTGTGAATGTTGCACCTTTTTCAGTTGAAAAGATGTTCAGTGACATTCCAAACGTGTCAATGATTGCAATCTTGTCAGCAGTCAATTCTTCAAACAACATCAAATCTTTTGTCGGAAATGACATCGGTTTCCAGTCCACTTGACTTTCAGTGATTATCAATTCATCCTTCTGTCTTCTGAACCAGTCTTTTTGAATCTGCTTCTTTTCTTCTGGTGTCATTGGAATTGCACCACCCATGTCATTGTTTTGTGTTGACAAGATTCCAATTGCACCGATATTTTCCAGAAGAACATTTCGTTTGTGATAAGATGCTTTGATGTTTGACAATGGAAATTTCAGTGATTCCATTCTTGAAACTGGTTTGACAATGTTCATTCCATCATTTGTCATCAGATAAATCAAGTCATCAAATTCAATTTTTTCAGTGTTCTTGTCATCGTATTGGAACACGAATGAATCAATCAGACCTTCTTGTTCCATTTGTTTCAATTTCTTTCCAGAAAGATTGATTTGAATCTTGTTTGAAGGTAGTGGAACAAACAGATTTCTGATGTCAAATGACCTTTTTGGTGCATATATGAAAGCATTCGAATACAATGCATCTTGAACTGAAAGTGAATAAACCAGATCAGACCATGATTGAACTGGATTTGGTTTCTGCAATACGTCATTGAACCAATGATTTGTGACTTCATTTCCATCTGCATCAACAAGAATTGGTTTGTTTGATGACATCATTGATGCACGTCTGTCAATAACCATTCGAAGTTCAGGAATTTCAAGATATAATTTCCACCAATCGTTTGTGTCTATCCAGACTGCTTCTTTAACACCCCAAATTTGATTGACAAAAGGAAAGATTCGTTTCATGTCATCAATGATTCGATTGTCTTGATTGTTTCCAAGACCGAAAAATGCATCAAAAAAGTTCAGATTCATATTTTTTCGTTTGATTTTTTACAAAGTTAGTGAAGATTTTTGAACATTGATTGAACAAATATTGAAAGACCAGCACAACAATCTGGTGCATCATCATTCTTGTTCTTTCCTTCTTTGGTGAAGGACAACAAATTTTGAATGAAAAGTTCTTGATTTTGGTCACCAGTTTTCACGAAAATGAATCGGTTCTGAATGAATGCACTTTGCATCATGATTCGTGTCATTTTGTTTACTGAATTATGCACCAAAAGAATTCTTGATTTCGTTTCTTTTTGAAGATTCCTTCCAAACATTGCACCAACATTGTTGGATTCTACTCTACAATAGTTTACATTCCACTGATTCAATTTGTCTGCAATCAATGGAATGCTGACATCAGTGTTGTCACGTGTGAAAACATAGTCAACAATGAACAAATCATTCTTGATTATTGCACAAATAGCAAGTGCAGTGTAATCAATTCCCGCATCTGCAACATCAATATATCCAATACATCCTTCAATTTGGTCTTTTATTGCTTCAAATTCATCCTTTTCAATGGTTCTGATGTCATTGAATGTCCTTCCAGCAATGTCAACTGGTTCTTGTTGATATTCAGCACACCAGATCTCGTTTGCAGTCTTCTTTCGTTTGTCCAAATATTCATCAGTTGACATCACTGCTTCACAAAATGATTTGTCATTGTCATCAAGTGCTTTGACCATGATGGTCTTCTGATATGAATTTGATTCGATATTCCTTCCAATGACATCATTCAATGACCATCTTGTTCCGATGTCTATTCTTGCACAACCACGTTCAAAACGTGAATCATGTGTTGATTCCTTCCATGAATTGATTCGGTCATTGATGGTGTCTGACAATGCATCTTCAATTCCACGATATAAGTCATCGGTGATTGCAACATTTGATGCACCGAATCCGATGATTGTTCCACCTACACCGGCCCCAAAATATGCAACTTGTTTTGTCTTGTTGGTGTTCCATCCTTGAAGATTGGATTTGTCATCTGACAACACAACATCAGTGAATATTTGTCTGAATTTGTCTGATTTCACAATTGTTCTGACATCGTAGCTGAATTTCAAGAATAGTGTTGCAGTGCAAGTGTTTCGCATCACTGACTGATCTGGATTCCTTCCAATTGTCCATGCACAAAATAATGAAGTGATGTAACTTTTTCCAGCACGTGGTGGAAGACTGACTGACAATGATGTGATGGTTCTTTCTTCGATTTCTTGAAATGCATCTGCAATTTCCTTCAAGAAAGGTCTTGACATGAAGAATTCATTGTCATAATGAAGACAAAACATCCAAAATTGTCTTTTGCAAAGTTCAAATTTCAACAATTCTTTTAATTGCTGAACCTTATTCGATTGATTTTGTGTCATTTTCATTCAAAAGATTGATGATGTCATCAGTTGTCAGACCGGAAAAGTCTGGTGATGTGTTCTGAACATCCAATTGTGACCTTTCAATATAACCACGTTTCTTTCCTTGTGTCTTCAAAAAGAAGATTATCATCGTATCTGAACCACTTTCAATCTTTTCGAACATCTTTGATTCAACAAAGTCAAGTGCAGATTCACGTATATCTTCGACTTCTTGCTTGAATTGTTCATCTTCTTTCATCCAATTGTAAAATGTTGACCGATGAATTTTTACTGATTGAATTGCAGTTGTCACAACACCATTTGATTCTTGAAGTGCTTCAATCATTTGTCTTTTGTAGTTGTCTATATTGTCCTGATTCATTTTGATTAGTTTTTAATCATTTATTGATGCAGTTTTCAATTGTCCATCAAAATAATGGTGTCAGCTGGAAAACAATTTGATGTTCTGAACAAGAAATCTTCTGCTTCATATTCATCCAGATCAAAGGACATGACCACTTTCAACATTTTTTTCCATGAATAGATGTCAAGACCATCTTTTGATTGACCAAGAATGCATGAATCGAATTCTGATGACATTGTTTCTGAATTTCTGATTGTTGATTCGAATAAATATTCTTCTTCTTCTTGTTGGTGCATATCTGGAAAGAACATCAAAACAACCAAATAATAAATTCCACCAAAAGAACAATTGAAATGACTGCAACTATTCGCAAGGATGACTGCATGATGTTGTTCGTATTCTCAAACCACTTTCTGATTGTCTGCAACTGCAAATGTGGTAAAATCACAAGAAGTTGTCGGTCAACAAAATAGATTGCAAGAAGTATCGGTGTTAAAATTACACCAAAGATGAATTTCAAAATATCGTTTTTTTTCATGTTTTTGTTTTTAAGTTGAAAAAATGATGATGCACCAAACAAAACAGAAAATCAGTGATGCACCACCATTTCAAACAATCAATCTTCGCAAAGATAAGAATCTTTTTGTTTGAAAGTTATTGAATTGTATTGTCCTTCTGTTTTGAAATTTTTGATTTCGATGTCATTGAATTCAAGGAATTTTTTGAATGTGGACATATTTTGTCCAATTGCTTCTTTCTTCCAGTGTATTGAACATTTTTCTTGAAGACCGAATTCATCACTGAATGTGACTGCATTGAAATCGATTCCATAACCTGAAAGAAGACATTTGATTGTTCTTTCAGTTGGAAATCCATTTTCAAATTCAATTTGACATCTGATTGTTTTCATTTCTTTCGATTTGCGACATTTTTTTTAATCATGTGAACCGAATGATTGATTCTTGACTTTTTGTGCTTCAAATGTCACCAATGACATCAATTTCCACCATCTAATGATTGTTTTCATTGTATGTTTTTATATAAAATGGATAAAACCATTAAAAAAATGATGTCAGAAAGAAATTTTATTGCTTTTTTCATGATTCTGAATTTTCGATATAAGGAATTTCAATGATGTATCCTTCCAGATCAGATGGAAGTTCAATTTCCTTTTCCTTGTCAATTCTTTTGCTTATTCCATTGACCATAACAAATTCGTGGTCTGGAAAAAGAACACCACATTTGATGATGTTCTTTTTTATATTTTCTGATTTGTCCATTGTCTTTTTTTTCAAAGTTAGTGACTTATTTTCAAAGGTCATAAACACGTGAAGGATAACCAGAATAGAATGTTGAATAAGTTGATGGTTCATCATCAAATATCAAGTCATCATGGTCATCAAAATCAAAACCGAAAGCAGTCACATCATCATTGATGATTTCTGCAATCAGATTGCAAAGAAATGTGGTGTTCCTTTGATTGATTTGAACCAAATGATTCCTTTCATCATCGAATTCGAATGAATGCAGTTCGACATTTATTTCATCAAATCTTCCATTCACACAATGTGACCTTGTATTGATGTCAAAATCAAATTGAAACATCAAATCTGTTTTTCCTTTCCATGAAATTGTTCCAAATCCTTCATCATTTTGAAGGTGTTCAATTTCAAGTGTCCAGTTTCTGCTTTTCATGATTTCAGTTTTTTTGTAAGGTCAAGAAGTTGTCCTTGAAGGTCATTGATTTTTGCCTTGATTTGTTCATTTTCTTCATCAATCACCACTTCCATTGATTCAAGTTCAAGAATCTTTTTTGTTGATGCTTCAATGATTTGGTTGAATTCAGATGTTGTCATCATGTATCCAAATGTGATTGATTTTGACCAATTTTGAATTTCAATGCTTTTTTGATAATCTGAAATAAATGAAAAATACACACAACATCCATTTTCTAATTGGTCTGAAAAATACACACGAATTTGAAGATTGGTGTCTTCAAGTGGAATCTTTGTGAATCCAGTGATGAAATTGTGTTTGTGACCATGATTTGCAAATCTTTTTGCAAGGTCAAGAAGTTGTTTTGTCATTTTTGTTGTCATGATTTCTGTTTTTAGATTTTTGAAATTATTACTTTTCCGTATGAAAACAGACCATTTTCAAGTTCGTATTCACGTGAATGAAGAATTCTGTCTGCTTTTCGATGTGCATCTTCTTTGTCAGTTGCAGTCACTTCAATTGTTCTGAAATCATCTTCATCAATACCATTGACAAAAGTGACTTGATAATTTTCATTTTTCATTTTTTCTGTTTTTATTTTGTTTTCACAAATATACTTTATTTTTTATTTTATAAGATAAAAGTTAAAAAAAGATGCACTTTTCAATGCACCTTCTTTCAATTATTTTTTATTCAGGAATTCACCAATTTTTTCAAGTGTGCTGGAATGCATTCCTTTCTTCTTTTCTTTGGTGTTCATGAATTCCCACAAGTGTGACTGATGTATCTTTGCGTTTCTTGCAAATTCAGTCAATGTGATGTTGTTTTTGTCAATGTGTGACTGAATCATTTTTTTCACATTTGCATTCAGTTCTTTCAATTCTTCTGATTTCATTGCTTTTGTTTTTAAAATGGAAGGTCATCTGCTTCATCAACAAAAGATGTCAATGATTTCTTTTCTGGTTGTTGTGGTTGTTCTGGTGCTTTTTGTTCCATCTGATGGAATGTTTTTTGTTCAAATGATGTTCCAGCTGAACTTCCATAATTGATTGACCATGCTTCAATTGAATTAAACCATTTTTTGATTCCTTCTTTTGATGTCCAAGACCTTCCACGAACATTGATTGATGCATCAATTATGTCACCAAGTTTCAGATTGTTCAGAAGGTCACATCGGTCTTGTGTGACTTGAACTTGTATTTCTTGTGGATATTTTCCATCTGTTTGAATTACAAATTCACGTTTTTTAAATTTGTCAGACATGATTTCAAGTTGTCCAATGTGGATGATTTGTCCAGATATTTTGATGATTGGATTTTCCATTTTTTCTTTGTTTTTATTGTTTAGATTATTGAATATAAAGTTGAATATATTTCCCGACATTCTTCGATTCGTGCTTTCATTTTGTCAATGACTTGTTCATCTGCATTGATGATGAATCTTTTCACACGTTTCTGATCTGGAATGTTTCCAAATGTCATTTGTTGTCTGATGACCATGTCAAAATGGTCTTCAATTTCAGTTTGTGAAAAGTCTTCAAAAAATGGATTTCCAAGATTCTTCCAAACTGCACGATTGACTTCATCAAGAATCATTTGTTCAGGTGAATCAGTTAAACAATACACAAGTTCACATCGGTTTTTGTTTGTTAACCAACAATATGACTGCATCTGATAAAAGTAGTCTTGATTTGGAATGTCATTTTCTTCATCATCTGCATAAAACATCGGAAATGTCAATGCATTCCATGATGATTTGACATCTGCAAGAACCGATTTTGTGTTGATGTCTGGTTTTCCAGTTATGAAGTCATTCACAAGTCTTTGTTGTTCCGTTTCTGCATCCACATCAAACCAATTCAAAACATTTGATGCAAGTCTGATTGATGCTTTTTCATTTTGAATTCCTTTTTCCAGATATTTTGAAGTGATGTCCTTGCGAAAACCATATTTGTCAAACAAGACAATTTCTTTCAATGCAGTAAGTGCAGTTGCACCGATTTTCTTTCCTGATCGGTCATTTGTCATCAACTTTCCGATTTGTGATGCACGTGCAATAAATTGATTTTTTTCCATGATTGTTTTTTTTTATTTTTAATTATTGATTGATTCGATTGTCACCTTTTGTTCATTTGACAAGTCAAAGGTGTTCAAGACTTCTTCTTTCGTATATTGACCAGCATTCACTGCACCAAGAATAGAAATGAATTGATGTTCATTCAGTTTTTTCTTCTGAATTGGTTGTGCTGGTGCTGGTGTTGTTTGTTTCACTTGACCTTTTGCATCAATGTCTTCATCTTCACTGAACACTGACAACATCGACAAAAGACAATATCTTTTGTAGTATGTGAATTTTGCACCATCGGTTTGAAAAAGATTCATTCCTTTCAATTCAATTCCAGATGGAAGAATGAAGTCAGTTTCAAGTGATTGTCCAGATTCAGTGTGAAAGATGATTGTCTTCAAAAAACCGTTTCCATGAATCAGTTGTGTGAAACCAATTTGATTCTTGTGAAGAATTGGTCTGATGATTTCAATTGTCTTCGAAAGTTCTGCGTAATTATATCCAAATCCTTTTTTTCCCTTTGGAATGATTGGACATTCTGATTGAAATTGTGCAAGTGATTTGAACAATTCAATTGGTGTTTCTGCTTTTTGCATTTTAAATTCCATTTTTTAATTATTTTTTGATTGATATTCATTTGAATCTTCAAACATTGATTTTGCATTGAACATGACTTGAAATGATGCAGTTGCTTCAAGATAGCACATATCAACATCTTCTTCTGTCATTTCATTCACAACAAACAATCTTGTCATCACATAAAACTTGATGAATAAATTTTCTTCAATGTCATCTAAAATGATGTTTTGAATCATTTGTGTGACATCTGACAACACTTTCTTCTTTCTGGTGTCATTCGTTCCTTCTTTCATTTCTGTGATTGAATACATCAATTTTTCCATTGGTGTGAATTCATTGACTTTTTTTTCTTTTGATTTCATGTTTTTAATATTTGATTGTAAATAAAACAAGACCAAAAATCTTCATTTCAAAGATTCTTTCATTTGATTTTGTGGTTCTTTTTTGTCTTTCTTTTTTTGGTGCTTCTGCAACTTCTGGTGCATCATGTTCAATAAATTCAGAAACACATGATGAATCAACAAGTGTTTTGTCTTGAATCAACATTTTTGTTTTTTCAGCAACTTGTTTTGAAACACGTTCATTCCATTCTTCAATTGATTCCTTCCAGTGCTTGTCAATGATTGATTCCTTGAATTCAATTTCACGTTGTGGTGCAAGATTCTTTGGTTCTGATTTTCCTTGAAATGTCTTAATAGATTTTTTAACTGCTGGAACATTAAACAATGACTTGACTGAATTGACCATTTGTGTAGTTGGTGCAATTCCAGACCAAAACAAACCATGTTCAGTTTCATTGATGATTCCAAGTTGTTTCAACTTTGAAACACAAGTGTTTGAAATTCCTAATTCCATGCTGATTTTGGATGTCTTGACTTTTGGATTCATGTCAATTTCCATTTTCATCTTCTTGAATGCTTCAAGATAGTCCGATGTTGACAGATTCGGTCTTCTGTTTCTTTTCTGTTTTTCCATTTTTGATTGTTTATTTATTGTTAACTTATTTATTTTCAATTAGTTAGATGATTTTATGTGTTTTTTCATCTGCTTTTCCTTGACAAATATATACTTTTTTTCTTTTGTGATTCACATTTCAGAAAAAAAAGTCAATTCAATCTGATTTCCTTAATTCTTTTTTTTATTTCTTCAATCATTTCAATGATTTCATGCTTCATGAAGTGTGCTGGTGTCTGACTTTTCAATTCAAGTTCTTCCAGATCAGATTCACTGATTCTTTTTGTGATGTTTTTTCGATATTCATGAACATTTCCACGAAGATGTTGATTGCAGTGAACGCATTGACCATGAATGTTTTTTAAATCGAATCTGACTGATGGATATGAACCGACTGAAAAGAAATGACCAGCATCAAATTTTGCTTTCAGTGGCTTGTTGCAAGAAATACATTTTTTGTTTCGGTCACGCAAACGAACAAAAGTGTTCACCAATGTCTGATATTCTTGCAGATAGTCTTGAAGTGTCTTCAATGATTCTTTCTTTTCCTTCCATCTGATCTGGTCATCCAGCTTTTGTTTCTTCTTGATTTTTGACAACTTTTCCATTGCTTCAATTAGTTTGCAATGATGATTCCAGCAAAACTTTTCAAGTGAATTGAATCGTGGTTCAAATGGTTTTTTGCAGTTTTTACATTTCTTCATCTTCAAAAATTTTTAATTGATTTTTATCAATCAGAATGATTTGTTCGTTTTTAAGCAGTTTAATGAATTCTTTGTTGTTCATGACATGATTCTTCATTTCAGAATCAATCGGTCTGTCAAACCATTCAAAATCATCACTGGTGAAATCATTTGAATCATCTGAATGAATGATTTTTCTTGTTTCAACGATTTGTGCTTTCATGATGTGAACTTTGATGTCTTCAAATCAACAATCATTTCCCAAATTCCAATTTCGCCTTCACGATTTTTTGCAATAATCAGTTCACAAACATTCGTTGAATCATTTCCATTGTATGTTTCCGTTTCACCAAAATATTCTGGTCTATGAAGGAATGCAACAATTGATGCATCTTGTTCGATTTCACCACTTTCTTTCAGATCTGGAAGTGATGGTCTTTTTCCAGTCTTTGATGAATCACGTGAAAGTTGTGCAAGTGCAAGACAAGGAATTTGAAGGTTCTGACAAATCAGTTTCAATCCATTGCTTATTTCAGAAACAACTTCATATCTTGAACGTGATGATTTTGGTTGTATTTTTTGAATATAGTCCACAAAGAACAAATCAATTTGGTGTTCACGTTTCAATCGGTTCATTTCAGATGCAATGTCATTGATGGAATGTGAACCTTCAAAAATAAAGATGTTGTTCCAAATTGATTCCATTCCTTGAAATCCATAAATTCGATTCATTTCTTCTGCACTGCAATTTCCAAACTTTATTTTGTTTGAATCAATTCCAGAAATATTGGAAAGGATTCTTCGAATCATTTGTTTCTTTGTCATTTCAAGTGCAAAAAATGCAACTTTCTTTCCTTGCAAGACCATTTTGACAAGCGTATTCACACCAAAAGCAGTTTTTCCCATTGCTGGTCTTGCACCAACAACCATGACATCCACTGGTTCAAGCAAAACAACTTCATTCAAAAATGAATATCCGATTTCTGTTCCACAAACAATTCCTTGTTTTGCGTTAATGTGGTCTTGAACAACATCAAAAATGACATCAACATTTGATTTGTCCTTCTTATGGTCAAATTTGACATCATTTCCAGATTGAATGATTTCATGGAATTTTGTCATTGTCAAATTTTCTGATTCTAAAAGAACATCAATTTGATTTCTGATTGAAAGTGCTTTTTCAAAAACTACTTCTTGAATGCATTGTTCGAACAATGATGACAATCGAAGAATGCTTGTGATTGAATATGCTTCTGATGTCAATTTTGAAATCTGCACAATGACTTTTTGGTCAAACCAACCATTTTCTTTGAATTGCAATGTGATTGTCATCAAATCAATTTCCTTTTTTTGTTTGATTAGTTCACTCATTGCTTGATAAATTCTTTTCTGAAATCCAGTCTTCAAGAATCTTTCATCAATTCTGCTGAATGTTTCAATGCAATCAGTTTTTGTTTGTTGCATCATCAACCCGAAAATTTGTTCAATTGCTGGTTTCATAGTGTTGGAATATATTTGGATGAAACAATCTTCACTTCTGCAACTTCAT